ACCCCCCAACTCAGGGGTTTTTTATGGAACTAGCGTGGGTAAACAGAGTAATCTGCTCGAACGATACCCCCATTTTTCCAAAGTGCTAGTGCCGTTGGGCTACCCCCCGGTTTAAAAAGATAGTTACTAGAGTCTTATAGAAAAATAATTTTTTGTAAAAAAAAGACCCCAGTGGTGTGGAGGACATACTGGAGTCTTTATATGGTCTGTTGCATGTTATAAACATTTTAGGGTGAAAGGGGAAACCCTATGCTTATATAAAATTATAGCATCAAACCATAAATACTATAATTACAAAATAACCTCAAAGGAAGTTACATCAGTAATCTAGGAGATTCCTATGTAACTGGTACCTAGAAGTATTGTTTTAATTTCATAAGAAATTATTCAATACCTCTTTAAGAGAACTACTTAGTACCATATTTTGGCATAAAGGTCAATAGTGCCGCAATATATTTTTTATCTTTAGTTGCATAAAAAATTAATAGTTTAGTTATTTATAGTATTTGTGTATAAAAGAACAATGAATCCTGATTATGAAGAACAACTTAAAAATCATCCTAAGTATCCCCAGCTTGTAAAAGAAAGAAAGAAGCGTCTGGCAAGGGATGGGTACATGAATTTTATTAAAACAGTTTGGCCTTCTTTTATTGAGGGTAGGCATCATAAGGTTATGGCAGAATCTTTTGAGAAAATTGCCAATGGGGAAATAAAACGTTTAATTATTAATATGCCACCCCGACATACAAAATCAGAGTTTGCTTCATACCTCCTTCCTGCTTGGTTTCTAGGTAAGTACCCAGAAAAGAAAATAATACAAACGGCACACACTGCGGAGTTAGCGACAGGGTTCGGGCGTAAAGTAAGAAACTTATTCCAAGATGAAGCGTTTCAAAATATTTTTCCTGATGTTAGTTTGCGATCTGACTCCAAAGCTGCTGGGCGTTGGAACACTAATAAAGGAGGGGATTACTTTTCGATTGGGGTAGGGGGTGCCGTGACAGGTAAAGGTGCTGACCTCCTTATCATTGATGATCCGCATTCTGAACAAGATGCACAGGCAGGAGCGTATAATCCAGAAGTGTTTGATCGGGTGTATGAATGGTACACATCAGGTCCAAGACAAAGGCTTCAGCCAGGTGGGGCTATATGTATCGTTATGACACGATGGCATAAACGAGATTTAACTGGGCAAATATTAAAATCTGCTATTCAAAGAAAAGGTGCTGATGAATGGGAGATTATACAGTTCCCGGCATTAATGCCTTCAGGGTCACCCCTATGGCCTGAATTTTGGTCAGAAAAAGAATTGGTGGCTTTAAAAAATGAATTACCAATTCCTAAATGGCAAGCCCAGTATCAACAAGATCCAACCTCAGAAGAAGGGGCTATCATTAAAAGAGAGTGGTGGCAAAAATGGGAGAAGGAAGATCCCCCTCAATGTCAGTTCATTATTCAATCTTGGGATACGGCCTTTCTTAAAACACAAAGATCTGATTTTTCAGCCTGTACCACATGGGGTGTCTTTCTTAATAACAAAACAAGTAAGTATGAATTAATTCTTCTCGATGCTTACCAAGAACGTCTTGAATTTCCAGAATTAAAAAAAATTGCTTATGAATATTATCAACAATGGGAACCCGATGCTTTCATTGTAGAGGCTAAAGCAACAGGCATACCCCTTATTTTTGAATTAAGAGCTATGGGAATCCCGGTAAGTGAGTTTACTCCAAGCCGAGGAAATGATAAGATATCCAGAGTGAACGCAGTTTCAGATATATTTGCGTCTGGAGTTGTTTGGTGTCCTGAAACAAAATGGGCAGAAGAAGTTGTGGAACAATTCGCGGCATTTCCTTCAGGTGACCATGATGATTTGGTGGATTGCAGCACACAGGCAATTATGAGATTTAGACAAGGTGGTTTTATCAGAGCAAGTAGTGATGAAGAAGACGAACCGTTTTATCCAAAACAAGCAAATTATTATTAAGGACAAAGATAATGGCAATCGTAAAATCATTTCCTCAAGAACAGGGAGAAGTTGTAGAGGAAAGCAGTATAGAAATTTCTGTTCTTAATCCTGATGCTGTATCTGTAGAAACAGAAGATGGCGGCATTATGGTTGATTTCACAGGAGGCGAGGAAGAAAACCTCGGCACCCCTTCCCATGAATCAAATCTTGCAGATTTTATGGGTGAAGATGAATTAATGACCCTATCTAGTGAATTGTCATCTGCTTATGAATCAGATAAATCTTCTCGTAAAGAATGGGAACTCACATATACAAAAGGGCTTAATCTTCTTGGACTTGAAATTGAAGAGCGTACACAGCCTTGGAATGGTGCGTGTGGCGTATTTCACCCTGTTTTAACAGAATCTATTATTCGTTTTCAAGCGCATTCAATTATGGAAACCTTTCCTGCCGCTGGTCCCGTAAGAACCCAGATACTTGGACCAATTAATATTGATGTTGAAAAACAAGCAAATCGTATTGAACAAGAAATGAACTATCAGGTTACGGAAGTCATGACAAACTATCGTGCCGAGCATGAGCAGATGTTGTTTAACCTCCCCTTGGCAGGGAGTGCTTTCAAAAAAGTATACTATGATCCCGATATGGATCGCCCGGATTCAGTGTTTGTTCCTGCCGAAGAGCTTGTAGTTTCTTATGGAGCGTCAGATCTACGCACATGTGGGCGATTTACACATGTTATGAAGAAACAACGCAATGAATTAAGAAAATTGCAGGTGATGGGTTTCTACAGAGATATTGATCTTGAGGAAGCTGAACCTGATTATAGTGATATCCAAAGAACATATGATGACATACAGGGCGAAAGCCCCACTGTTGATTACGATGATCGACATACAATACTTGAAATCCATGTTGATCTAGATTTGCCGGGCTATGAAGATGTTGTAGACGGAGAAGAAACAGGAATTGCTTGTCCTTATGTTGTTACGATTGATAAATCTTCAGGAGTCATTCTTGCCATTCGCAAGAACTGGATGGAGGATGACCCAAAGAAAATGCGTGTTGAGCATTTTGTACATTATAAGTTTATGCCTGGTCTTGGTTTTTATGGCCTTGGTTTAATCCATATGATTGGCGGTATGGCGAAATCAGCCACATCCATTCTTAGACAATTAGTAGACGCTGGAACGCTCGCCAATCTCCCTGCTGGTCTAAAATCGCGCGGTCTGCGTATAAAGGGAGATGATAGTCCGATATCACCTGGGGAGTTTAGAGATGTTGATGTGCCAGGTGGAGCTATTCGAGACAATATAACCTTCCTCCCTTACAAAGAACCTTCTCAAACATTGTTCGCTTTAATGCAAACTATTGTTGAAGAAGCAAGGAAGTACGCAGCGATTCCTGATATGCAAGTCGCTGATATGAAAACAGATGCTCCTGTTGGCACAACTCTGGCTATCATGGAACGCTCCATGAAGGTTATGAGTGCATGTCAAGCTCGTCTTCATGCCGGGCTAAGACAAGAGTTCCGTATTCTTGGTAGGGTTATAAAAGATTATATGCCATCAGAATACGATTATGATTTTGGAGAAAATTTTGATCGCAAGAAAGATTTTGATGGGAAAGTAGATATTATCCCAGTGTCAGATCCTAATGCAGCAACTATGTCGCAAAGAATTACACAATATCAAGCGGCACTTCAATTAGCTCAACAAGCTCCTCAGATGTATGACCTGCCTGTTTTACACAGGCAAATGTTGGAAACTCTAGGAATTAGAGATGTTGATAAAATCATTCCATCAAGTGAAAAAGTAAAACCAGAAGATCCAACAACAGAGAATATGCACTTAATTAATATGAAACCAGTAAAAGCTTTTGAGTATCAGGATCATGAAGCACATATCACTGTTCATATGGCGGCTATGCAAGATCCGAAAATTCTTCAAGTAGTGGGGCAAAGCCCTCAAGCTAAAGGAATACAAGCGGCAACAGAGTCTCATATTAGAGAGCATCTTGCTTTTGCATATCGAGATCAAATTGAAAAACAATTGGGTGTTGAATTGCCTCCATACGGAGAAAAACTACCAGAAGAAATTGAAAAACGTTTATCAACTCTTGTTTCTGAAGCTGCTGTTAAGCTCTTACAGAAAGATGTTGCTGAAGTACAAGCACAACAGAATATGCAAAAAGCTCAAGATCCAGAAATGCAATTAAAAATGCAAGAGCTTCAATTGCAACAAGCTGATATTGCTAGAAAAGATCAAGAATCTAAAAACAAAATTATGGCTGATATGGAAAAAGCCTTAATGAAACAAAGCATGGATCAAGAAAAACTTAAAGTTATGCAAGAAATAGAAGGAACAAAAATAGGCGCAAGCATAGCAGAAAAGAATATAGATCAAGCCTTGAAAGAAAGTGCTTTAACAAAGAAAGAAGCTATTGAGGGTACAAAGATAGGTATTGAGGTCGCAAAAGGAATACAAGAATCTTTAAAAAAAGACAACTAACTAACAAATAATACTTGACTAATCTTTAAATAGGAATCTATATGGAATTAGAAAACTTTTTGCACTCCTTAAAAAAGAAAATGAGGGAGCATATGAACGAAGGTGCCGACCATTTGTCTATGGGTGGCGCAAAGAACTTTGAAGACTACCAAAGATTGGTAGGAAGAATAGAAGGATTGGCAATAATAGAAAGAGAAATACTTGACTTAGAAACAACGTTTCGGGAAAGTTAAGCATAGGTAAACGTAAAACCTTTAATTTACGCATACTAGGGGCAACCCTTGCAAAAAGAGAGTAAAAATGACAGCAGAAGATACTTCAGTTAAAAAAGAAACTGATAAAAAACCTTCCCAGCTGCCCGAACCGTCTGGATATAGAATACTTCTTGGTCTTCCAGATATTGATACAAAGACCGGGGGCGGTGTTATAAAACCAGACAGCATGATAAACACAGAAGCAATGGCTACTGTTGTCGCATTTGTAATTAAAATGGGACCTGATTGCTATAAAGACAATGAACGCTTTCCAAGTGGTAATTACTGCAAGGAAGGGGATTTTGTTTTAATTAGAGCGTTTCAGGGTACTCGATTTAAAATACACGGAAAAGAGTTCCGCATAATAAACGATGATAGTGTTGAAGCTGTAGTTGATGATCCAAGAGGATATAGTAGAGTATGAGTGAAGCAGAGCAAAAAGAATCAGAACTAGATATTGAAATTATTGATGATGTGCCAAAAGAAGACGCTCCTTATGTAGATAAACAATCTGCTGATGGGGAAGATGATCTTGGTGATTACAGCAAGAAAGTTCAAACTAGGATTAAAAAATTAAAGTATGACTTCCATGAAGAGCGCAGAGCAAAGGAATCATCTGAGCGTATGCGTGAGGAGGCTATAAGAGTTGCCGAGCTTCAAAGAAATGAAAACGAACGTCTAAAAAAACTTCTTGATCAAGGTAGTATTGCTCTTCAAGATGTCAGCAAAAAGAAAGTTGAAAGCGATATTGTTTCAATAGAAAAAGAATATCAAGAGGCTTATGATGCTGGTGATTCAGCAAGAATGGTGAAAGCCCAAAAGAAATTAGCCGATTCAACATATGATCAAAGAAAAATTCAAGAGGCGGCACAAAATTGGAACGCTCAAAAAACCAATGGTGTTGATAAACAAAACGTTGGAAATCAACCTCAAGCCCAACAACCTCAAGCCCAACAACCTCAAGCTCCAGTAGATCCTAAAGTTGCAAATTGGCTTGCAAAGAATCCTTGGTTTCAACAACCAGGTCATAGTGATATGACAGGTTTTGCTTGGGGATATCATGAAGAACTTATAACTAATGAAAGAATAGATCCTCGTTCAGATGAGTATTATGAAAAGATTGATAAAAGAATGCGAGAAGTTTTCCCTAATTATTTTTCAAGTGGGGAAGAAAAAACAAATGAGGAAGATACTGAAGAATCTATAGAAACAACAGTATCAGAAAAATCAGGATCAAAACCTGCGCCCGTGGTTGCTTCTTCTAAAAGAGTAAATTCAAAAGCACCACGCAACGTCAAGCTAACAAAAACTCAAGTTCGGCTTGCCCATAGACTCGGATTAACAAACGAGCAATATGCGGCTCAATTAGTGAAGGAAAGAAACAATGTCTAAAGAGCGTATTAATAGAACTGCTGAGACTCGTGAGAGTCAAGAACGCAGCAAACCTTGGACACCTCCTTCTGTTTTACCAGAACCAGAGCCTAGAGATGGGTGGGTTCATAGATGGATTAGAACTGAAATGGCCGGGCAGAGTGATAATAGAAATGTATCAATGCGTTTTCGTGAAGGATGGGAGCCTGTTAAATCTGAAGATTATCCAGAATTTAATGCGTTCAAATCTGATGTTGGGTCTAAATACCCTGGCAATATCGAAATCGGCGGTCTTCTTCTCTGTCGTACAGCAGAAGAAAACATGAAAAAAAGATCTGACTATTACTTGCGGAAAGCCCAAGATCAAATGGATGGTGTCGAGCAAAGCTATATGAGAAATAGTGATCCACGGATGCAGTTGAATCGAATGAAGCTGTCTTCTCGTGGTGATAAATTTGGTGAAGGCGGTCCTTTAGATTAATTTATAGGACTTTATTTTAACTCGATACATAGGAGGTTGCTATGACTGCAACTGCTGCCCCTTTTGGGCTACGTCCGATTGGAAGGCTAGGAGGCGGTACGATTGAAACTCGTGCTTACCCAATCCTTTCTTCGGAATCTACTCGTATCTGCTATGGTGATGTTGTAAAACTTACTGATGCAGGTGCAACAACAACCATTCAAAAAG